AGTTGAAAAACAAGGTGGCGCCAATTTACCCATGTTTGGAAATATATATGGACCTATTGAGATAGACGAAGAAACTGTTGTTATAATGCTAAAGGGTAAATTTAATGTTTTAACTGAAATAAATTTGAGAGGCATTTATATGGTACATGCTGATAAAAATATTTTGTTTATTGGTAACTCTCCTGGTGGTGAAACTTCCTATATTGGTGACGTGATGGATATGATTTATAATCACAAGAAAACATATTTTTATGTACCAGAATATGCAATATGTTATAGTTTATGTGGATTGTTAGCTGTAAGTTCTAAAGAGAAAATGGGTATTATAAAATTACATTCCAGTAGGGATGTATATACAAATGCCATAAGTAGAAATGCTAACAAAGAAGTATTTGATAGACTAGTTCGTGCTGGTTTTGATAAAAAAGTGGCAAGACAAATATTAATTTCTGGTGAAAACTATACGTTTGTATATGAAAATAAATATAAGGAGTTAAGATGACATTGGAACATGGATTAATTTTAGGTATATTTGGTATCTTATTAACAATTGTAGGCATGATGATTGCTTATATTATTGGATATCAAATAACAAAACCAAAACCAAAAAAAGAACTAAATGCTTTAGATGAATTACTTAGAAGACATAAAAAGAAAAAGACTTTTAATCACTATAGGGGAAAATAGTATGAATAAAAAAATGACACGTAAGGTAGACATAACCGATTACCAAGATATGGCAGATTGTATTCGTAGTGATCAAGTGCCAGCTAATGAAATAGTTGAGATATTTACGGACAAACAGTTTTATAAGTGGTATAAAAAGAAGTATTTAAAGGGATAATTAATGCTTGACTTTAATTTCAAATTAATATATAATATATACTATGATGACAATTGATGATATAAAAAGACTAAAAGATCCAGACAATCTAAAAAAACATAGACTAGATAATCTAGCAAAAGCATGTGCTGATGCTGATACAAATGAAATGAAATCTATGTGGTATAATAAAATGATGAATTTGGCAAATGAATATAATATGAAAGACTATGTAATGAGGAGGTTAGTACACTAATGAATATATTTTATGTTGACAAAGATCCAGTAAAAGCTGCTAAAATGCTTTTAGATAAACATGTGGTCAAAATGATACTTGAGTCTGCTCAAATGTTGTGTACTGCTAAACGTGTACTCGATGGTACTGAATACATGGCAAAAACAAAGAATGGTAGAAATATTAAAAGATGGAAACTTGATAACTCAAATGAAGAAGCAATTATCTACAAAGCAGGTTGGTTAAATCATCCATCTACTCAATGGGTATTACAATCAGCATACAATTACATATGGTTATATAAACATATGATGGCTCTTAATGAAGAATACAAGTTAAGATACAATCATACAAAAGACCATTTAACTATTCAAAAACTAGGTGATATACTTAAACATCCACCTAAAAACGCTAAAGTTAGTGTTGTAGGAACAGATGCTACACCAGCAATGCCAGATGAATGTAAAGTACCTGGTGATGTGGTTGCGTCTTATCGTAAGTACTATATAATGAAGAAGCAAAGATTTGCTACATGGAAATCACCAGCAAAAATGCCAGAGTGGTTTGCTGAAGGAATTAAAAATGAACAAAAAAAAGAAAACGAAAATAGAACGTCCTAAAATCTATGAAAGAAATCCTAACACAGGTGTGATAAGATGGAGATATGTAGGAGAATCACACGATAAATTTGGTTGGCCAAACTACGGTAGGATTTTGAAGGATAAATAAACATATGAATGAAATAATGAATTTTATACAAAACAATATTAACTTTTTAAATAACGTACAAAGTTATCATTGGCAAACAGAATCATATTCTGAACATGAAGCATTAGGTGAGTATTATACAAAATTTAATGAACTTAATGACCGATTTGTTGAAACATGGCAAGGTAAACATAATAAAAGAATTAACTTTAGTGCTGAGTTGAGATCAGGTATTAAAAATTATGCTGATGTAGAAATTGTAAAACAAGAAGTTGTTGAACAATCGAATATAATCGCCAACATGTCAAAAGATATAGCAGGACAAATTGATTTAGAAAGTATTTTAGAAGATATGCTTGAAGCTACAAGTCAACTATCTTATCATCTATCTTTAAAATAATGCCATTATATACTTTTAAAAATACTAAGACAGGTAAAACATTTACCGATATGATGAGTATTGCTGAAATGGAAGATTACTTAGAAAAAAATAAACATATCAAACAACAATTAACTGCTTTAAATATTGTTGGTGGTGTAAGTGGTATGAGTTATAGAACTGATGGTGGTTGGAAAGATAATTTAAGCAGAATTGCTGAAGCACATCCTAACAGTCCTTTAGCACAACAACATAGAAAAAGATCAGTAAAAGAAGTTAAAACCGAACAAGCAGTTAAAAAATACAAGGCTAGACAAAGTGCAAAAAATAAATAATATAGTACAGAGCGAGCAACCGAAACACAACGGTCGTATACCTGAGTCGAATAGGTCAATCCGCTTATTGTACAAACCTCAAAACGGTGGGTTATCCTGCTTGGATAACCTACCTACAACTAATAAGGAGAAAAACAATGGCAGATATACCTGATTTTATGAGGGAGTTTGATACGGATATAGACTTTGGTTTTACTCCTGTATCATCTAAACCAGCTGAAGAAACACAACCCAGCATTGACCCGAGTGTTATAGAAAATTCAAATTTAGAACTAGCAAAAATTAAATCAGATGTTTCTGATATTAAATCTGCTATGAATGAAGTTATGCAGATTGTTGCTGAAAAAGATACAGTAACAAAAGAGATACAGGACGCTGACACACAGGCAAGATTTAAAGAAATTGAAAAGATTATGTTACCATTTTTATATAATCTTTCAAAGTCCAACGAACCTTACATACATTGGCCAAATAGAGGACCAATCATCAAGGCACAGATGGACAAATTGTTAAAACTGACAAGGGGGTAAATTATGTTAGAAGTGAAAGCTCATCACAAAGAACTTAAAAGAGCGGTGAATGAAGTTGAAGACAAAAGAAAAACCGATAGATCAAACAAATTATGGTATGATCTAAGAACCTTGAAGAAAATTAAATTAAAAGCAAAGGAAAAACTAAATGCAACTAAGCAAAAACTTTTCGCTTAAAGAACTTACTGCTTCACAAACAGCAGATAGACACGGTATTAGTAATAATCCAAGCGAAGATCATATGGATAACTTAAAAAAACTTTGTGATAATGTTCTACAAAAAGTTAGAGATCATTATGGCAAAGTAGTATCTGTATCATCAGGATATAGAAGTCCTGAACTATGTTTAAAAATAGGTTCAAGTGCGAAATCACAGCATGCCAAAGGCCAAGCCGCTGATTTTGAAATCTTTGGTGTGCCGAATGCTGAACTAGCAAAATATATCATTGACAACCTAGATTTTGACCAACTAATATTGGAATATCATAATCCAGAAGAACCTAACAGTGGTTGGATTCATTGTTCATATAAGAATGCTGAGGACAACAGAAAACAAGTATTAAGAGCATACAGAAATGATGATGGTAAGACGGTATATGAACCGTACGATCCCAGCTGAGCGTTTGAACGTCTTAATAATGACAAAAAAATAGAACAAGACAAGATTATAGAACAATATATGCAGAAAGGTATATAGGTGCTTGACCAATCTTGTATTTTGTGATATAATGATTATATAATATTAACAGGAAGGTATATTATGGCGTTTAATTATGTAAAATTGAGTGAAGAAAAACTACCTAAAAGTTTAGGTGTGAAAGGTAAAAACCAAGATGGTATAAGATATTATACTATTGACGGTGTTAATATGCCTTCCGTTACTTCTATTCTAGGTTCAATTCCCGAAAGAAAATTAAAGATAGAAGGATGGCGTAATGCAGTTGGTGAAAAAATGGCCAACTATATTTCTGTATCTGCTACAAATCGTGGCAAAACAACACACACACTTATAGAAAATCACTTAAAAAATGAAGACGACAAGTCTGTTGGTATAACCGCTGTTACACCATTAGGTTTGTTTAGAATTATCAAACCGTATCTTGCTAGAATAGATAATATTCATTGTATAGAAGAATATTTGTATTCAAAAGAGATTAGTGTTGCAGGTCAAGTTGATTGTATTGCTGAATATAAAGGTAAACTATCTGTGGTTGATTTTAAAACATCTACAAAAAGACGTGACGCTGACTATAACTATGGTAACTTTTTGCAGTGTTCAGCCTATGCTAAAATGTTTGAGGAGATATTTCCTGATAAAAAGATTGAACAAACTGTTATTTTAGCTGCTTGTGAAGACGGGTTTGTACAAGAATGGATACACGGTGAAGATAAAATCAAAGAACACCAAGAGTTATTTTACAAACACACTAAAGACTTTTTTGATAGAAATAATATAAATAGTTAATAAAAGTCAATAGTCGAATTAATTAAAAAGGTGAGTTATTTTATCCTACTTGCGACCTTAACAGCTAAAGGGAATTATGAAAAAAATATTAATAGTTTTAAGTTTATTAATTGCTAGTGTAGCATATGCAGACCATGAAGAACATCTTGGTGAATATTATATGACACAAGCACCAGTATTATGTGCTTCATCAGAATATATCGACAGTTATTTAAATCATTATAATTTTAAACCGTCAAATATATCCTTAGGAAGAGAAGGTATGGTAGAAACTGGTAAACCTGTTTATATGATAACTTATTATGTAAACAGTGAAAGTGGACAAACTACAGCTACAATAGATGTACCAAATGCTAGTGAAAGATGTTTATTGTTTCATACATTTGATTTGTACATACCGAATTAAACGTTGAAGGTAAGAAAATACCTGATATGGACTTGGGTGCAATACCCAACCACTCCACCATTTAAACAATGAAATTTAAGGGGTGGAAATAGGTTCGACATACAGTTAAAACTTACTGGAGTTTAATCGCTGACAACGTAAAGTCATCTTATAAATGCTAACAATTTAGCGATGGCAGCTTAATACTGCTAAACGGTTTGCCTGTACCGAGTAACAGAAACAGGCTTGACAAAATCACTCACAAATGATATAATAAATGTATGAATTTAATGAATAGTAAAAAGTTTGGTTTAATCATAGAAGATATGGTTAAGAAACAAAGAATACCTTATATGGATGCAGTTATTAAATACTGTGAAGAAAATGATATTGACTTATCATCTGTCGGTCCACTTATAAACAAACCACTTAAAGAAAAAATAAAAGAAGAGGCACAAAAACTGAACATGGTTGAAAAATCAAGTACCGCAGTTTTACCTATATGAACAGTTATGAAGCTTACACATTATATTTGGCTATTAAACTACACTTCACTTCCTCTAATTATGATTTTTATAAACACAATGCCAAAGTTAATGCATCTTTTAACACATTTTTAAAGCGTAATGATAGATTTTTCTTTCATAAACTTACAACTAAATACAATAAGGAAGAGATGTTAGAATATTTTGTCTGTAATTTCTTTCATAATTCAAAAACATGGATAGGAAACTTAGTTAGAGCTGATGGAGAAACAAACTATACAAAGTGGAAAAAGTTTAATCAATCATTTACATACAATTTTAGAAACGATTGCTTATTATTGCGTAATGTCATTGATGCTGATAGGATTTCTTTTGATGATGTTTTTCGCATATCTAATGGCCAACATCCAAGATTGTTACGGTTACTTCTTTCTGAACAAATCGCAGTACAAACATTCGTCATCTTGGATAAGATATTGTCGTTTTGTAAAAATTGGGATAAAGAAATTGCTGAAACTATTATCTGGCCTGAAAAGTCATTTAAGATTGCCAAGTTAAAACCATTTGTTAATTTCAATTTAACAAAATGTAAATTTATTATGAAAGAGGTGTTTGTATGAGTGAAAAACCAGTAACACCTGAGTCAAATAAAATAGGCGATAAAACAATAGATAGAATATATCAAAATCTACATGGCACACTAAATTTAATTTTAAAAGATGGCACAAGTTATGATGGTAAGATTGATAAAAGATCAATCAAACTATCTAATGGTACAATGAGTCATGTATATAATGTAAAAAACAAATGGTTTGATAGAACTGGTATGCCTATAGATAAACCTGATAATTTAATAACAAGAGAAAGTAATGGGTAAAATAATTTTAGTTATGGGTCTACCAGGTTCTGGTAAAACTACATTGGCGAAAATGTTAGCAGATAAATTAGAGGCACCATTATTAAATGCTGATGAGATAAGAGAGGCACATAACGATTGGGACTTTACTGCTGAAGGTAGGCTTAGACAAACTAAAAGAATGAAAAAGTTAGCAGATAAATTAGCTTTAGATTATGATTATGTTATTGCTGACTTTATTTGTCCAAGACCTAGATTAAGACGTTTATTTTCACCTCATTATATTATATGGATGGATACAATTGAAGAAGGTAGATATGAGGATACTAATCAATACTTTATACCACCTAGAAAATTTGATATTAAAGTATCAAAAATGGATGCTGACACTTGGTCTGAATTAATATTAAAAGATATTCTTGGTGAAGACTATAGAGAAAAAGATGAATAGAGTATTTTTAATTGGCAATGGTGAAAGTAGAAAAGATTTTGATTTAAGTCTTTTAAAACCACATGGTAAATTATATGGTTGTAACGCCATCTATAGAGATCATCCTGAGTTAATAGATGTATTGACAGCTGTTGATGGTGGTATGATACACGAAGTATATCACTCTGGTATTGCACAAAAGATACCATGCTATTTTAGAGCATGGACAAAAGTGCCTACAATGTTATATCAAAGTATTGTAGAAGGTATGGCATCAATACAAGACCTTGAAGATATAAAAGATTTTGATTTAATTAAATCAAATGAACAAGGTGACTCACAAGAATTTGTTACACACGGTTCAACAATAGATGGTATTGTTACAATTCTTAAAAAGGCCAAAGAACAAGGTGGTGATAGAGAACGTATAAAAAAGAAAATACACAATGCTCATGTTTATGTTTCTTGGATTAAACAACCAGATAAATCTTATGACATAAGAGAGTGTGAACCAGACGGTGTTGATGATGGTTGGGCATGTGGACCTACAACAGGTTACATTGCTTCTAAATTAGAAAAACCAGATGAGATTTATATGATAGGCCATGATCTAGTATCTGATACAAATACAGTTAATAATATGTACAAAAGTACAGACAACTATGTTGCTTCAGAATTTGAACCTACACCATCAGGTAATTGGGAGTTACAATGGAAAAGATTAATGGAGTTAAACCCTAAAATTAAGTTTTACAAAGTGAATAAAGAACTGAACGATAGTCCTACAAACCGTAAAATAGACGTGTTTATAGCACAAGAAGATATAAACTTAGAGTATATTAGCCAGGCACAACTGCTTGACAGATTGAGTTAAATCTGTTATAATAAGATTATGTTTGATGAAATATTATATAAAATTTTAGACAGATTTTCTACCTTTATAGAAAAGGTAAAAAAAGTTATTAATGATAAAAAAAAGAAGTATAAATAATATTATACTTACATTAATACAAATACGTACAACAATATATACAAGGAGATACATACAATGTCAAGTGCATTAGAAGCCCTAAAGAAGTCAAAGTCCAACTTTGATGCTCTAACAAAGAAGTTAGAAAACACAATCGAACAACCAGAAAAGAAAAACAAATACCAAGACGATAGGTTATGGAAACCCGAACTTGATAAATCAGGTAATGGTTATGCCGTGCTAAGATTTTTACCAGCAGTTGAAGGTGAAGATATGCCATGGCAAAGAGTTTGGAATCATGCGTTTCAAGGACCTGGTGGTCAATGGTATATTGAAAACAGTTTAACAACGTTAAACAAAAAAGATCCTGTGTCTGAAGAAAATACAAGACTATGGAATACTGGTATTGAAGCAGATAAAGAAATTGCTAGAAAAAGAAAAAGAAAGTTATCTTACTATTCAAATATTCTAGTAGTGTCAGACCCAAAACATCCTGAAAACGAAGGTAAAGTATTTTTATTCAAATTTGGTAAAAAGATTTTTGATAAGATTACAGAAGCAATGAACCCAGCGTTTGAAGATGAGAAGGCTGTTAACCCATTTGATTTTTGGGAAGGTGCAAACTTTAAACTAAAAATCAGAAAAGTTGATGGTTATTGGAATTATGATAAATCTGAATTTGAGCAACCAAGTAGAGTAAAACCTACTGATGAGGAGATTGACAAAATATGGAAATCTCAATATGCTCTAAAACCCTTCGTTGATCCAAGTAATTTTAAATCTTATGATGAACTCAAAGAGAAACTGAATAAGACACTTACTGGACAAAGAAGTACTGAGTCTGTAGAAGATATTGACCTCCCACCTGTCAGTAATGACGTACCAACGTCTTCTAACAATTCAGTAGAGGAAGTTGAATCGTCCAGCGATAGCGATGACCTATCGTATTTTAGTAAACTTGCTGAGGACGATTCATAATCTATCTCTCTCACTTTCTCAATTGGGTAGCCTTCGGGCTACCCACTCAATAGAGGCTTGACAAAATGAGGAGATATGATATACTATATAATAATACTAATCCGTTGTAGGGTTACACCAAGTCTATAAATGACTTTCTATAAACGACTACAACTTTATTAACAATAAAAGGAAAAAATATGTCAGACTATATAATAATGCCTGGTAATTCATTTACAAAGGCAGATATACAAAAATCACTAAAATACAATCCAAGAGAAAATCATCCAGAGTTTTATGGTAAAGGTTTACCTGAAGGTGTAGAATATTTACCAGAACCAATACTGCTAGAAGCAAGTGAAATCAATTTAGATACACAATTTGCAGATGGTAGTGATGATGTTTCTAAATCTATTCAACAAATAAGAGCTAAAAATCAAAATAGGCAAGAGTTAAAATGGTCATTAGAAAATGGTTATGATTTAAGAGAACATTTAATATCTGTTAAAATAAACGAAAGTAATGGTAAATATTACATTATAGATGGTAGAGGTAAATACCATGAAATGCAAAAACAAGGTTGGAGTAACTTTTTAGTTGACGTTTATAAATGTAAATCAAATCTTGGTTACAGTAGATTGGGTAATTTAAAAAATAATCCAACAAAACCTGCTTCACCTATTAGTAAATTAGACGTAGTTAAGCATTTAATTAATAATAGAGTAGAATTAGGTATAAAAGATCAGTTAGATTATGATGATATGGATACAATTTATAGAAAAGAAGCAAAACTCATAGGTAATCCTAATTGGCAAAAATCTACAATTGATAAAATTGTTTTACAAGCAATTAATGACAATAGTAAATATCAGATTGTTACCCACGATGAAAACTCGGCGTCTAATTGGGCAAAGGCAAATAATTATATTGATTCAGAAAAAGATGGTATATATTATTTGATAACTTCAGCTGCAACACCTGCTAAAACAATTATAAGAGCTGCAAAAAAAGTTGAGTTATTAAAAGACGCAGATAAATTTAAAGAGTTAAGAATAATACTACATCACGGTTACCTTGAAGGTTCAAATCCAGAACAATCTTGGAAAGAAACCGTTGATGATGGTAGAGAACAATTTAACAATTATAGAAATTTATTAAAAAATTACTTTTCAGGTGATGTTAAAATTTCAAATAAGATAAAATTATATGGAATAACACCATCGTTAGAAGAATTAAAAGATGAATTCCCTATGAACAAAGTTGTTAGATACGATCAACCACCTCTTTATATTAATAAAGAAGAACAAAAGTTATGGGATATTGATCCTGAAACTTTAGAAGACTAAAAAGTCTTTAAGTGATCTTCAGTAAGGATTACAAACTTCATATCACGTTTTAAACACCAGGCGTAGGCGGTACTCCACTTACGCCTGTTTTTTTCATAAGTCAACAATGCGTTTTTATAAGTACGACTTTCTCGTAAAGGTTTTTTAGGTTTACGAGTTTGTGCTTTTGGTTTAATTTCAACAATAAATTTTTTAAATGTACCGTTTGATTGCCTAACTTTCATATAGAAATCAGGAAAGTATCTATGCGGCCTATCATCAATAGAACGATAGTAAATTGCTATTTCTTCACTACCCCATTCTAATACATCTTTATTTTTATCACAATAACCCATAAAACGTTTTTCCCAACTAGACCTATAAATAATATTGTTTACATTACCTTTATATTTTTGTGGGTTCAAAGGCTTAAATATACCTGAATATGGCCGTTTGTCTGGATTAGTTAACTTCTTAATCTTCTTCATAAATCTATTTATTTCTAACATAAATAGTAGTATGGCAAGCGTATTTGATAGAATCAAAGTAAAGGCAGGCGATAGTGATAGATCGGCTACATGGTATAGAACACAAGTAAATAAAATTGCTAGTGGTACTACAGCAGGTCAATTATTCAGACAAGGTAAACTTAACGGTAGACCTAGTGTAGGACGATTGAACTTATTTGGGTATAACCCTAAATTTAGAAAGACTTTACCGTACTACGATATATTTCCTTTAGTGTTGCCATTAGAACCAATATCAGGTGGATTTATGGGTATGAACTTTCACTATCTACCGCCGTTGTTGAGATTTAGACTATTAGAGCGTATGCAGGCAACTGCTACAGATCAACGATTTGATAGTAAAACAAAATTTGATGTAACTTATGATGATGTAAAAAAAATTAAAATTGTAAAACCAACAATTAAAAAGTATTTGTATTCGTATGTACAAACAGGATTTTTAAGAATAAATGCAGACGAAGCTGCAACAGCGATATACTTGCCAGTACAAAGATTTAAAAAAGCAAGTGAAGCACAAGTTTATTCAGACAGTAGGAGATTTATTTAATGTCATTAATTAGTGTCGGTAAAAAGATAGGTGATTTAGATATACGTTTAGGTATACCACCTTCTAAACCACAATTCAGTGTAAGAGAAACTAACAATAGAATATCAGCAAACAATGCTACATCTAATTATAATTCAGTTTATAATGTGTTTAGATCAGGTATTACACAAGCAGGTGGATTTGCTAGACCAACACAGTTTCTAGTTACAGTAGATGGTCCTAAAGGAAATGTATTGGGAGATACAGCTGTTTACAACGACACGCAATCAAAAAATCAAGCAGCAAGACTTGATAAAAGTGCTAAACTTTCAAATGCTATAAAAACAAATTTACAATTAAGAATGGATATATTTTGTTCAAATGTTTCTATTCCAGGCAAAACTATTACAGATGATGTTAACGAAACATATTACGGTCCTAAAAGAGCAATAGCGAAAAATGTTCAATATGATGAAGTAACATTAGAATTTTATACAAGTATAAATTATGAAGAAAGATTGTTTTTCGAGGCGTGGCAAAACTCAATTGTGGATCCTATTAGTCACAATGTGGGTTACTATGATGACTATGCTACACCATGCATGATTACGATTACACCATTAACAAAGACGTTTATGGCAGCATTATCTAACTATAAACCAAGTGGTGATCCAGGTAGAGATAGACAAGAAATAAGAAAAAGTTTAGGTGATACTTCAGGATTCTCATCATATCAAGTACAGATGTATGAAGTTTGGCCTAAGACTATCGCAGCTACACCGTTAAGTTATGACGCAGTAAATCAAATTGTTAAAACAAGTGTTACATTTACATACAGAAATTATGCTACAACAGCATGGAACTTTTTAGCAAAAGACAATACTGAAGAATTTAATACCCTAAACAGACTTGAATATAGAACTAATACAACAGCGATACAAGGTAATTTATTAGACAACTTACCTTTTGGTATTGGTAATGAAATAGGTAGAGCAGGTCGTCAAGTGTATGAAACGATTAAAAAGAATTTGCCTATAGGCAGAGTTACGGGTGGTCGTGTATTCCCGAAAGGTCTTCCAGACCCTAAAATTATACGAGATATATTTTATTAATAAAGGAGTAAATAATGAGTTTATCATTTTTGAGAGTGCCTGAATATGATTTGACTTTATCAAACAATGTCAATATTAAGTATAGGCCGTTTTTGATTAAAGAAGAAAAAATATTATTGATGGCTGTTGAAAGTAGAGATGAGGGTGAGATGAACAATGCTTTAATTAAGGTTGTTCAAAATTGTACACTATCGAAGATAGATGTAACAAAGTTGCCTGTATATGATTTTGAATATCTTTGGTTAAATATAAGAGGTAAATCTGTTGGTGAAACAATAGAGATGAAACTAAAGTGTCCAGATGACGATACAGTAACAGTTGACTATCAATTAAAGATAGAAGATGTAAAACCTGATTTAAATAAAAAGTTTGAAACAAAAGTTGAATTTGAACCAGGTTATGGTGTAATTATGAAAGTGCCTACTATCAATCACATATCTAATAAAAAGACTTTATTAGATTTGTCATATAATTTAGTGAGAGATTGTATTGCTCAAATTTACAATGGTGAGGAAGTTTTTGAAGCTAATGACTTATCAAAAGAAGAACTGGATGAGTTTGTTGAACATTTAACAACAAAACAGTTTGGTATGATAAGAAAATACTTTGAAAGTTTACCAATTGTATCGCATTTGATCAAATACAATAATCCTAAATCAGGTAAAGAGTTTACATTATTATTACAAGGGGCTTCTGATTTTTTTCAGTAACCCTCTTACACGAGTCGCTTGAAAGTTATTATAGAACGAATTTTGCTTTAATGCAATACCATAAATATTCGTTAAGTGAATTAGAAGAAATGTTACCGTGGGAGAGGGAAATATATGTTGAAATGCTTATGCAACATATAAAGGAAGAAAATGAGAAAATAAGAGAAAAACAAAGAGGGAGAACATAATGTTAGAAACAGGAAAAAATATAATTAAAAACGTGTGGGTATTTTTAAGAGATGAAGTACCACAGTTTATGTCAAACTGGAGATTAATACCAAGAGTATTCATGTTGTTATATGGATATGCTTTCTATATGACTATGCAATGGTTTATGGCACTACCTGAACCAAACAACGCACAGGCAGGTTTTGTATCTGTAGTTGTTGGTGCTGGTGCAGCTTGGTTTGGTTTGTATGTAAATGGTAAACCTAGTAAGATAGAAACAAAAAAATAATAAACAATGGCTGAAGAAAAAGTAAAGTTTAAAAAACCTAGACCTAATTTCAAAGTTATCCTTGAACGTCAAAAAAAGATGGAGGATGACGAGAAGTTTGCTATATCAGATTCATTACAAGAATATATTGATACAGTATCTAAAAAGGCAGGTTATCAAAACCAAGATAAACTAGACAAGGCAAATATAAGACAAGAGGTTATTAACTTTGTTGATAACTACACTATTGGTGACCTTGATAGCATCAAAGGTATGGAATATGATGAGGCTTTACAATTACAAAACTCTACGGAAAAGAAAATACAAGAGTTTGAAGGTTTAGGTGTTTTAAACAAACAAGAGATTGCTTTTATCAAAGCAACTGTAGGTGAAACAAATAAAAGACTTGGTGAAGTTTTAGGCGTTTCTACAAGACTAAAATTTGCATTTAGAGATTTAAAGAAAGAATTAAAACCATTAAAATTGGCCGCCAGGTTAGGTGTTACAAGAATACCGATCATAGGTAAAAGAATTGAAAGAGCAATACGTGCTGAAGAAGAAGGTGAGTCAGAAGCATTGAGAATAAAAAGAGGTTTAAGAAAACGAGAGGCAAGATTAGGTAGAAAAGAAGGTGATGCGGGTGTGTTAGAAACACCTAGTGAATTACAACAAACAGAAACAACTGCCAAACAAGTTACTGCTGGTATAATGGGTATAGATTCTAAACCTGATTTGTTTTCAAATAAAGAACAAAGAGTAGAAGAAGAAAGAGAGTCTGATACACAGTTTGAAACCACAAGTGAAATATTAGAAAAAATATTAATAGAAAGTGAATTGACAAATGAGTTACTTGGTGGTAAGAAAAAAGATAAAGGCGGATTACTTGATGGTGAAGGTGGTCTTGCTGAAGGTATATTAGCAACATTAGGTATTCAAAAGTTTGTAAAATTTATTAAAGGTGTAAAACTTGCAGGTTTAGGCACAACACTTGCAGCCTTTGGTGGTTCAATTGCTACGTTTGCAGGTCTTTTAACATCCGTATTTGCTTTACCAGCCTTTTTAGCATTTTTAAACAGACCACAAGGTCCTGAAGAACTTGAAGATATGAAACAGAAAAGTATGGACCTATCATCTTCAGCTAATAATGAAGGTGTATTACAGGAAGATATAGATAGAGAAAATGCAGATAGACAAATTGCTATCAATAAAGATGAAAGAAATAAATTAATTAAAAGAGGTGATTTACCTGAAACTGTAACACTGGATCAATATACAAAGGCAAAAGAAGAGGCTGATGTAGGCAATAGAATAACAAGTTGGTGGTCAGGTAAAATTAAAGATGACGAGGTAGAAAGAATTATACAAGTTTTATCAAAAGGTAGTACTACAAATGAGGGTGATGTTGTTACTACTACAACATCAACAGATTTAAGCTCTGTATCAAACACAACAGAAACTAAACTAGATAATGCAAATCAAATTACATCATCAGGTGTTGATAGATCAACTACAGCAGTTGATACTGGTTCACCTATTGTGGTAAATCAACAAGTAAATGACAATTCAAATACACAAAATAAAACAGAATATGGATCAACAACAATAGGTACTCAAAATCCAAATGATCTTGCAAAATCATTGAGTAATATAGGATAAATAGTTATATGGCATTTCAACCTTTTAAAGCAATAACATCAGTAATTAATGGATTAAAGAAAAAATCATCAGTATTACGAGGGCCTACTATACCTAATTTTAGTACCGTTGCAAGTAAAAAGGGAGTTATAAATTACAATCCTACAAACGCTGATTATTCATCACCTCACACATCAGATAGTAACAAGTTTTTTGTTTATCCTTTAGATGTAAAAGACCAAGAACATTATATACTTTTTGACATTATAGAACGAACAGGCGGCGAAGGTGGTAGTAGTTCAGCAGTAGGCAATACACAACTTACAAAGAGAGCTGATAACTTAAATCAAATAGTGTATGGAGCAAATAGATTTTTTAGTGAAGGTTCAACATCAGGTATATTAGGTATACCGACAGGTAAAGGTTCATCCAGGGTAGTAAAAAATAGTATTGCTGTTTATATGCCACAAACTTTAAAATTTAATTTAGCAGCCGACTACGGTTCTGAAGAAATAGGTGCAGGATTAGGTGCTCTTGCTAAACTTAAAGACGCAACTAACTCTGGAAACTTCTTTGGTTCAGACTTAGGTGCTGTTAGTGCTCAAGCAAGTAAGTTACTCACAGGATTAAGTTCCTTTGCAACAGGTGGTCTTGGTGGTGGAATAGGTGCTGCTCTACAACGTAGAACTGGTATTGCACCAGCAGCCATGACAGAAATGATATTTAATGGTATAGATTATCGTAGTTTTAGTTTTACATTTAAATTTACACCAAGAAGTAAAAAAGAATCTGATGTTGTAAATAATATGTTACACGTAATAAAAGATGCCACATTACCACAAAGATATGGATCAGGCAGTAGTATTGCTGCTTATAAAGTACCACATGAATTTGTAATCAGATTTATGAAAGGTACAAAAATAAATCCATACCTTGATCAGATAGGATTATGTGCATGTACGGGTGTCGATATTGATTATGGTAGTGATAAGTTTTCAACTCATGCTTCAGGTGATCCTGTGTCAATAGACGCAACACTAACATTTAGAGAACTGGAGTTAATGGAGAGAAATCGTTATAATGAATTACGTAGAAGTGCCTCAAATGATTTATCTGATATAGGAGGTAGTAATTAATGCCATCTTATTTTAATCAATTTCCTAAAATCTACTATGATGCTGTAGGTAACGGTAACTATAAGTTAGTTACTAATCTTTTAAGACGTGTTCAAATAAAAGAAGGTTTAAGAGAGAGTGCGGCTCTATTTGATTTATACAATATTACAGGCGAAGAAACACCAGAGTCGGTAGCAGAGCAATACTATGGTGATCAAAAATACTATTGGATTATTTTATTGTTTAATAATATCAAAGACAGATTTTATGATTGGCCATTATCACAAGAACAATTTGAAACCTATGTAAACGACAAGTATACCAATATAAACGGTGTTCATCATTATGAGGTTACACAAGATAGTGGTTCAACAACATCATTTGACAACTCACACAAAATACAGGTTAACAGCACAGTCGCAGGTGCTACAGCCGTTACAAATTATGATTATGAGTTAAGACTTCAACAAGACAAAGGAAGAATTAAATTAATAAAGTCTGAATTTTTAGATTTAATTATGGAAGAATTTAGAACTTTGATAGGAGCATAATATGTCTGAAAAAGGCAATCCAAAATATGATGATTTCTTCTATAGATATCCAGGCGACTTTCGATCATCAGAAATAGTCTTATATAGTTATGGTGGTGCTCAATTAGAAATTACAGGCCTAACTGCTGTTGTAAATATTTACCAAGATATTGATTCAGCATTTTTATCAGGTAACATATTATTTTTTGACACAATCGGTGCAACAAATAGATTGCCAATTATAGGTAATGAGTTTTTAGAATTTAAAATGAGAACGCCTATTGAAGCTGATGGTGATGAAGAAATAAATGCTACCAATCATAGATTTCAAGTATATGAAAAACGTTCAGTAAAGACCTCACAAAACGTACAAGCAATTGCTTTGTTCTTTACTTCTATTGAATCAGTACGAAATGAGAGATTGCGAGTATCTAAATCAATTTCAGGTTCATACGCTGAAATGGTAAACACCTTAGTAAAAGGTGATAAGGATTTACTTAATTCAAAAAAAGACTTATTCATTGATCCAACACTTGGTAATTACACCTACACTTTTCCTAATGTAAGACCTATAGATGGTGTAAGAATGTTACAATACATGTCTGAGCCAGTTAATTTTAAAACACCACATTATATGTTTTATGAGAACAATCGTGGTTTTCATTTTAGAACATTAGAAAGTTTGTATAGAGAAAGTGGCGACAATACACGTAATCGACCATTTGTTGCCTTTATTGATTTACTATCAGCATTTAATCCTAACTTTGGACCACCTGATACAGAAACAGAATCACCTATTACAAAACCATATTCATTTTCATTTAACGATTCATACAACACATTAGCAAACACAAGACGTGGATTGTTTGGTAGTACAATGTACTCACATGATTTAATTGATAAGAAATTTACAAAGACTAAAATGTCATACACAAGTTATTATGAGCAAGCACTTCACATAGACGCACCTACTGGTGCTGGCAGTAAATATCAAGGTGTAATGCCACCTGGTCCTGCTGACTTTGATGATGATTATACTGTAGATGATAAGTCATATGGCTCAAAAAGTAAAAATCAAATTGACCGATTAAATAAATCAAAATTAACTAAATCTTCATCATCAGATAATCGTAAGTACATGGATGATTATTACAATCGTGTATTTGTAGCACCTGCTACAAGATGGAATCACATACGAAATAGTGAAGGTAATGCCAATGATCCAAGATTAGAACAAAAACAAGCACTATCAGAAGCTTCACGTGATTACTTCTCAATGAACATAGACGTGCCAGGTAACTTTACCTATAACGTAGGTGATCTAGTATGGTGTGAAGTGCCATCATACAATGCCGCAGAAGCGACCAATGACAACAAGGTAGAAAGAAATGATGTAATTGATCAACTGTTAACAGGACGATACCTAATTAAAACACTTCATCATCAAATTGATTTGTTAGAGCAGAAACACACCACAGCAATGACCGTAGTACGAAATGTATTTGCAAGTGACTTACCAAATGCTGATACATTTAAGGCCAATGCTCACTTTAGAAGTCAACCTGTAGATGTAATCGGTTCAGGTGTTGATATTGCGTCACTTACACCGTTTAATATACACAAAGACCTTAAAATACCGTCACCACAGATAAGTACCGTAGAAGACGTTGCTAAGTCATTAGGCGTAGATTTGAGTAGTACAGACTTAAACGTCAAGGACGCCGCAAATAAGAGTATTAATGCCGTTTTAAACAGTACATCCAATAGAGTATTACAAAGCAAATACCTTGCAAAGATTAACAGTGCAGTATTAGAAAGAAAGACGGTTGTAGAGAAAATCGCAGAAAAGGCCAAGTTAGCACTTGGTGGTATCAATTTATCGTCTATTTCTAATCTAAACCCTATGGCACAAGACAGATTAAGATCAGGTATACAAAGTAGAGTCAATAGTTTTGTTCAATCCTCAATGGTATCATTTAAACAAGGTCTATCAAACGCTAAGAGTTTCTTTAAGGGGTTCTTTTAATGAACAAAACATTGAGCATCCTCAAAGTTTATTGCGAGTTTGAAAAAATTTTCCATATAAGGGTATGGCCACAAGAGAGGACATGAATAGAATAGACCTACAAACAATGTAAGAACGAAACTATATTAGAACTTA